CATTGATCGCCTCTTTTAAAACTGGCGTCAAGTTGTTAAATGAATTACTATTAAACGCCTGTTGCGTCTGTACTAGCTGGCTGACTTTCTGCATTTGATACCTCTGGTGTTTCTGGTTGTGTTTCTGCTCCTGTAGGTTCAACTTGTCCATCTTGTGTAAAAGTACCTGTACCTGCGATCTCTGGTTTTGGATCACTATGGGGTTGTGCCTGGAACATATTCCCAGCAACTTCTTGTCTTTTAGTATCTAATTGATCTCCAACTTTAGCTCTTAATGCGTCTTTAAAAGCATCGCCAGCACCAACCATATCGTTTTTCGCCATCTTGTCTATAAAGTTTTTTACTTCTTCGCTCATATTTTTCTCCTATAATAAATCATCATTGCCTGTTGTTTGTACTTCAGGTGATGATATGATACCGTCATCAATTTCTTTTTTGATTTCAGCATCCATTTTTTTAATTTCTGCTTCTGTTTGTTTTAATATTTTTCTTCTAACATAATTAACTGAAAAATATTTACCAACATAATCTCTAACTTCTCTTGCCAAGTTTAGTCTTTCTCTTAACATTTCAGTATTCTTTAATTCTGCAAAGTGACCATCTTGTAAAAAGTCGTAGAATATACTATCTCTAACTAAAGGCCATTCTATTTCAGATATAACTCCTTTAATTATTAATTGTGTTCTTAATAAATCATTAAACAATTCAGTAAATTTTTTTCTTAATCTGCCTACAAATTTAGTAAATTTCAATTCATCTCTACTAATTTCACTAGCACGACCAAGATTAAAACCTTGACTTGCCTCTAATCTACTAACAGGAACATTTAAACTTCTATAAAGTTTTGCTCTAAAGTATTCTATGTCTGCTATCTCACCTAAATTAGCACCACCTGGAAGTGTAGTAATATCTGTTCCTCTACCACCTTCTCTACTTGGTAACCAAAAGTCTTCAAGCATAGACATATAGTTTCTGTCATCTCTTATTTCTCCTGTTGAAGCGTCATAAACAAGTTTGTTTCTGTATCTTGCCATAACATCTCTTAAATAAGATTCTGCTTTTGCCTTAGGTAAATTACCTACATCAATCTTAAATATTCTTCTTTCAGGTGCTCTTGCGATTCTGTAAATCACAGCAGCGTCTTCAATCATTCTTAATTGATTGACAGGTTTAATTGCCTTATGTAAATAAGATAATATTAAACCATTCTTATTCTGATCTATCATTCCTGATGGACAAAATGCAATAGTGTCCACAGCAACTTTAATTCCTTGTACTGAAGCTGCACCTTGTATACCTCTTTCGTTGTACACAAAATACTCAACAGTTTCATCTGCAATATTAATGTTAGTAGGAGAAATCATACCTTCAGGTCTTCTCTTTCTAACTTCTCTAATTTTTTTTACTTTTCTTGGATCAAGGTATTTTAATTCTGTAATACCGTTCTTTGTATTTTCAGCGTCAATGACCTTTTGAAAAAAGATCCTTCCATCAACATACCATCGTCTAAAGAGGTCGTGTCCTCTTGTATTAAATTGTAATAGTCTTAATACTTCAGCAAATTCTTGTTCTATTCTTACTTTAATTTTTGAAGAATATTGTAAATCATCTGTAATAACTTTTACAGATTGTTTGTTTTCGTTTGAAGTAATTGCCTCATTAACAATATCCTCAATTGCCATATCACATTCTGGATGTAAAGCAATTTCTCTATATCTTCTAATTAGATCCTGCTCAGTCTTAGCAGTACCTTCCATATCAAGGTAACTACCAAAAAAACCACCAGCGGCAACTACTTGTGTGCCATCTTCAGCTGCTGGTTGACTAAATTGTTGTTTTGGATCTGTTTGTGGTTTAACTCGTGTAATATTAAAACCAAATAACTCTGCCATAATTTATTCCTTTGTTTTCTATAACTACTTATAATAGTTTTAAAAGGGCGCTTTTGACGGCGCCCTTTAATTTATGTACTATGTTGTAGTATTTGTTTCAAAATATTGATATTGAAACGTAACTCCAAAAGTTTCCACAGCGTCATTTTCTGCATAGTTTAAATCTATTGCAGCTACTTCCGTAGGATATGCGCCTCTTAATGTATAAGATTTTAATGTATTACCATTTCTATCCAACTGGTCTACAAATGCGTCAACTTGATAGTCAACTGGATTTGATAAACCCTCATTGTCAGACATATTATTGATACCATTCTGCCATCTTTCAAAAGCATTTCTTAACTTGAAGTTAGTATCATTAAGAACAGTTATAGACCAATCTGCGAAAGTTCTATCACCTGCTACTTTAATTTGTCTTCCTCTAAATGGAACATTGATATTTGCTATCGTCATTCCAGGTATTTGAGCTGTTGTACATAGAAAAGCTAAGTCTTCTATTTCTCCACCAACTTGTGCGTAACCAGGAAAAGGCATTGTTACCTTAAACTGATTGGCTCTTGCGCCACCGCCAGCAAGTTTAGCTTTGAAGTCATTTATGTTTGCCATTTTATTATTTCTCCTCTACTAATTACCCTGCCACTTCTTCAAAAGAAACGCCAGTTCTGGTTGCGACAAAAGATAAAGTGATAAAGTTGATACTTCTTGCAGGTTTCACAAAGATTTCTGCAATAAATTCATTTCTATCAATTACTTCGCCAGTGTTGTTAGTTTCATCACACACTACTAAAAAGTCTGTGATACCACGTCTACCTTGTACTTCTCTTAAAAAAGGTTCTACAATGTTTCTAAAGTTCGCTCTTGTAAATTCGTCATTAAATTCAAAGAGTTGGAATTTAGAAGCAGTTGCTACTGCCTTTTCTAAAATGATGAACAATCGTCTAACATTGATTCTATCAAACGCACTCGGTGATGATAAACCAGTTTTATCTCCGAACAATACTGTTCCTTGTCCTGAGAAAGTTGCAACTGGATTTACTCTACTTGTGTAAAGGTCATCTCTTTGTGTTTTTGTAGGGTTGTATGCTAATTTAGCAGCGCCTCTAATTACACCTCGGTTTAATCCTGCAGGTGAGAACCAAGCGTCAGCTAAAATGTCTGTTCTAGCAGCCAATCCAGCAATGTCTCCGTTTAATGGTACAAATCTGTACACATCACTATATCTGTCATAACAATATTTGTAACCACTATCAAATACAGCATAACTAGTTGATCTGATTCCATTAAAGAAATCTACAACATTAGCAGTTTGTGTATTTGAGTTAGAAATATTAACAACATCACTTCTTTGAGGACTTGCAAAGACTACGCAGTCTTTTCGGTTCTCAGCGATAGTAATTAAGTTATCAATATGACTAGCAGAACCACTAGGTCCAGCAATTATTAATCCTACATCAACTGTATCAGCGTCATTAAACAGTTCGTAACCTGCTTTTAATTCGCCGTCAGTAGAAGCAGTACCGTCTAATCCACCAGATAATGATTCACTTGATGGTACATCAACAGCAGTAAATGTTGTTCCTGCAGTTGTGTTACCCCAATTGGTACCAGAAGTGTTATGATCCATCCAAAATATATAATTAGATTTATTACTAATTACTGTTGGGTAGTAGTTAACATCTCCTTGTGGTGATTTTGCGTCAGAAGCTTTAGAAAGTTTAGAATAAGATTCTAAAACTGTTCCTGGTACTCCTGAAACTGATCCGTCTTCGTCAATAACAACCACGTGTATTTCATCGCCAGAGCCTGATCTTGTAGAAGCATAAGAAGAAGTTCCTGGAGCGCCATCAACTTGATCTGCGTATCTCCATTTTCTTTTGATTCTTGCGTTATCAGCAACAGCAGTTATTAATCCGCCTTCGCCTCTAGGATGTTGTACAATAGTTACAACCGTTGAAGTAAGGTTAGTTACTCTATATTTTTCACCAGTAGTGAAATCTACTCCAGCAGCAGTTGTAGAAAACTCAATGACGTCGCCGACATTAAGGTAACTTGTTGCGTCTGAATCAACAGTTATTGTTGTATCTCCAACAGCGGCACCGCCGTCTAGTTGTTGAGATGTGGATGTTGTTTGTTCAAATGCCGAAGCACTTGGACAAGTTACTACTTTAAGACTATTACCCCAAGCACCCGCTGATCTAGCAGCGAAAGTACCTACTGAACCTTGTCCAGTTGAATAATTATCTTCGTAGTCTTGTTTGTTTTTTACTAGTAAACCACTGCCACCAGCAGTTGCGTTTACTTGGTTTGTTTGGCTAGCTCGTACTACTCTTAATGAGTTAGAATATTGTAGAAAGTTAGCAGCGCTGAAAAAATACTCAAAGTTATTTGTATCAGGTTTACCAAATGTATCTACAAGTTCTTGTTCACTAGAAATAGAAACAACTTCGTCTAAAGGACCTTTGCTGAATTGTCCAGCAAATGCACCGATTGAAGTTGATACTGCAGGAATGATTCTTGTTAAATCTCTTTCCTGTACGAGAACACCAGGTGATACTTGAAATGCCATAAGTTATTCTCCTCTAATTAGCTAATTTAGTTGTCATTTTATTCAAAACTCGTATTATTCATACGCCCATATTTAAATTTCAATCTTACTGATATTTATAATAGATCAAAACCTAGTGGTTTTTACGAACCACAGGTATCCATCTATCTCCATATTCATCTACCGTTTCTTGTTCCTTTTCATTTATGCCGTCATCTACAAAACCAAATGGCGCCATATCTTGTTCTATCAAATTTTGTTGTTCAGCATACATCTGCATACGAGCATTTTGATCTGTCAATTCTTTGAAATAACCTTGGTTTGATACCCAACCAAAGATAACTAAGCACATCATTAAATCATCATTGCTACCGTCCTCAGCCTGCCAGGATTGACCTTTCTTGGCAAAAGTTGACATCTCCTGTATAATTTTAAAAGAGTTAACTACCAACTTGTCTCCTTCAATAAGTGTCTTTATGTTAGCACAACCGACTTTCTTTGTTGCCTTTGTCATACGCATACCTAGAGAAGAACCACGACCACTAAACATAGCACCTAGTATTTGACCAGCACGACCTTTTTGAGTACACATTAATACATTAGGATATTCTATCTCGTATTGTAGTGCTTCTGCTATCTGTTGTCCTATATCATTAACCTCGGTTAATATATGTGCATTGTTATATCTCTTTGCTATTTCAGATATTATATTAGGAAATATAAAAGGTTTTACTTCATTGTTTTTATAAATTGCAACAACTTTAAATGGCATTTTAGTTACATCAAACACTATAAATGCTGAGTAATCTTTTTCTACACCTCTTGCGACATCAACGGTAACCACATATGTACGACCTTTAACAGGTTCCTCAAATTGATCTACACTTCCTTTTGATATTTTAGGTGGCTCATAAGTTAATGCTTTAATTTTTGATGGTGAAATAAGAGTGTTAACAGAACCTAAAAACTCACATTCAAACTCTTGTTGAAATTGCTCAGGTGATGTATTTCTAATTGTTTGTTCTTTCCATTCTTCATCTCTACCAGGAATCTCTGACCAATGTACCTCAATAGGTATATAATCGTTTCTTTTCTTTTCAGCGTCAATCCATAATTTATAAAATTGATTCATACCATAAGGTGTTGATACTATAATCATTTTTGTTTTTTGTCCTGAAGATATTGTAGGATAAACGGAACTAAAAAACATTTCGGCAATGTTAGTAGGTACGAAAGCAAACTCGTCAAGGAATATTATATTATAAGAACCTCCCCGAATAGCACTTGAAGATGTGGCAGCGGCGACAATGGTTGATTTGTTTTCTAATTCTATATTACCTTTGTTCCAATTGATAACACCTTGTTGCATCCATTTTGGTAAATTTTCATATGCAAGTTGAAGTCTTCCTAATATATCTCTAGCAGTAGAAGATTTATTGGCAAGTATAGCAACATTTGTATTTGGATTAAACATTGCATAGTGCATTAAGTAAGCAACCGTTGTAGTTGACTTACCTGATTGTCTAGGCAGTTTGCAAATTGTAAATCTGTTTTCGTGTATTGTATGAACAATCTTCTTTTGAAAATCATACATCTTAAAAGGTATAAGACCTTCATCCAAGGAAACAATTCGCATATAAGTTTCCATAAAATATATTGGATCATCAGCACACTTTTGATATTCTACTATTTGTTCTTTAGTAAACTCAACTGGTGTGTTAGCTTTCTTTAAATTAGGGTTACCTAAATATGCGTCTGTTATACTCATTCTTTTTGTCCTGGTTGACGGACATAACCCATCCAACCTGTTATTATATATTTATCATATGTCTTTGAAATTTGTCCTCTATGTGTATGTGTAAAGTCAGTTGGCCATATTAAAGTTAAACCTCTTTGAGAAAGAGAAGTTATATTTTGATATTTAAAATGTGTACCTGCATTTGGAACATCATTTAAATAAGTCATCCATACTAGACAACGATTTTCCATCTTTGATGTTCTTTCACAATGCTCAGCAAAATATCCTCCACCTGGTGAATAATGTTGTATGTTTGCACCTTCTGTCATTCCATACTGATTAAACCCTTTAACTTCTGGATATTTTTCTTCATATAAAGAACAACAATCTTTTAATACTTTTTTATATGCCACAAATCTTGGTTCATCCCAATCAGGATGTATACCAAGATCAACTGAATCTTTATTATTTTTGTTTACATTATAAGGTCCACCTATAACACCTTGTTTTTGATGGTCTTTATTTTCGTTAAATAAATCTATAAGATCATCACATATTTGTGGATCAATATACCAACCTGCAATAAAACTTTCATAAGGAAATTTATGTTCTCTCATTATTCTCTTCCCATTCTGATCTAACTTTTTTCAAAAAACTTACTCTACAATCCTTATTTCTAATTTTATCTTTTTCATCTATCCACGACCACGCTCTGTAACCAATCTCTTCCCTAAAACCTATATCATATTCGTCAACATTAGTAAAGTGTAAAGACTCTGCTATATCTAATTTATCGTTGAGTGTTATTTTTGCTAGTTCGTATAATTGTGTGCTTAATTCTTGTGCAATCTCTCTACTATCCGCAAATAAAAATCCAGAGAACATTCTTGTTCTTCTAAAAGTAAAATATTCTGCACCTACTATTTTACTTCCATCATATATGCCTGCCCACCATTTAGGATTCTTATAAAATCCTTCTAAATATTTTCCTGTATAATCTTTTTCATTACCTCTTAAATGAAATCCATCTTGCATAAAAAGTCTATAATTTTTCCATAGTTCAATGATTCCTAAATTTTGGTCGTTTTCAGATAAATCAGGAAATTTATGATTTGCAATGTAAGTTAGAGCTTCGTGTTGTCTAATCTCTTTAACTTTTAGGTGTGATGTCTTTGAAGTTTTTGTCATTATCATTCTCACTTTTTCTTTCACTATTTGTTTCAACAGTTTTTTTATTTAACATTTTTTGTAGTTCAGCAGTAGAACCTACGAATAAAGCATTTTTAATATTGGCATTTGTTTTGCCAGGCACTTCTTTTAAATCTTTTAATTTTTTTTGTAAGTCTTGTAGTTTATCAACTGAAGTAGCAACTTGACCTATTAATTGACCAACAACTTCATATGCTCTAGGGTGTTGACCTTCTTTTGCAATGTCAAGTATACCTTGTATTGCCTCTTGTCCTTTTTCAATTAGATTATAATAACTTTCTCTACTATAATCATAATCAGTATTAATATCTTTTTCAACTGCTAATTTTAACTCACCTTCTTTTCTTTCAACAGGTGCTTTAAATTCTTTTTGTTCAGCTATAGGTGTATCAACACCTAATATATCATTGACTCTATCTTCTAATTTACTCATTATGTATCACTTCCACTTGATGGATCATATCTCTTACCATCGGTAAAGAAATCAATTGTAGTTGTAAATCCAAAATCATCATCTGCGTCAGCAGTTTCTGGACTAGGTAATACTACAACTCTTTCCTCTCTTACTAATTGAGGATCTGTATCTGCCCCCAAATCTGCTTGTGCCTTTTTAATAACACCTTGATTGTTCATAGGACCAAACAAGTATGTTTTAGCAGTAAAGTTAATAGTATATATAACGGCTCTACGATTGGTAAATTCACCATCATAACTATCCTCATAATTAATATTTCCTAGTACAATAGGTATATCTCTTTTAATATCTAAATTAGGAACCATATTAACCGTTACCGTGTAATCAGGTTGAAAGTAAGGTAAAATTTGTTCAACTATTTGTAGTCCATCTTCAGCAGTTGCTGTAAAAAGATATAGTTGTAAATCAATATTATAAGGTACTGGTGTATAATTAAAATTAGTTTTCTTTCCATCTTCACCTGATTTAACTTGTGAATATTTTTGAACACGAGTTAATTTTCTACTTGCGTCATAACTTAATCCAGTAATTTCAAAACCCATACGAGGTAAAGATGTTGCAAATTCTCTACTATTCAAATTTGCTTGTTGGTCTAATCTGACCATAAATTTTTCTTTAGGTGCATATGCAAGAGGTACTTTTATTCTAGCAGTTACACCACCTGTACTATTAGTTCTTTGTATAACTACATTATTAAATACTTGTCCAAATGCAACAATAAGTTTTCTTAAACTTTGATTATAAAATCTATTACCTAACATTATGCTGAGTCCTCATCTCCAAAAGGATTTCTTTCTGTAAAGTCTAGTATATCATCCAATGCTGATGATGTATCAAATCCTGCTTCAGTATCTAAATCTGTATTAGCAGCATAAGATGATTGTTGTTGTATAGATGATTCTGTAAAGTCTTCGTTCATTAAAAATTGTGGTTCACCTGTTGATAAATCTTGTTCCATTCTAATTGAACCTTCACCATCTAAAGCAACTTGACCACTTTCTAAAGTAAACTTATAATTTAATTGATCCAGTGTGTACTTGTCTTCAGCACCATCTATAACTTCTAAACCTGTATCAAGTTTCTCACTAGAATATTCCCAACGAGTCACTCTTAATTTGTAAACTGGTAATTGACCTAACGCAAAGAAAGGTTCCTGATCTTCAACAAATTGAATCTCAAAAAATGAGTTCATTAAAGGATAGTAAATTATATCACCTTCGTTTGGTCTACCTGTAGCAATTAAACTATCTTTTAATCCCACGTGATAGTCCCAAGCTCTTTTAGACACCATAAATGTTGTGTCTTCTCTAATCTCTAAACCAAATTTTGAAACTATTTCTTGTTGACCTGCAAAACCTTCAGTTGATTCTACATACATCTCTACCATCCAAGAGTCATCAAAACGAGAAGTTGTATCTTCTCCTAGAATTAAATCTCTATTGACTAGTGTTCTTGGCAGGTAATAAACATCGTGGCCGTAAATCTTTAGCCCCTCTACGATTAAGTCTTCGTAAAGTCTTTTCTCGTTTTGATTACCAATGCCGTTTCCACCTTGAAAGTAATGATTAACTGGCATAGTATTATCCTATCATAAAGGCTGGGTTTAATTCGTATGTAGTTCTTATTTCTGTTTCTAATTTTTCTATATCAGCAAGTGCTTCAGTATATATTTGTTGACCATTTAAAGTAACTCCACCAACCATTGCTACTCCATTAAATTTAGATAAGTTAGCACCCCATTGTTTTTTAAATAAAGCAGTTACATATCTTTTTAAGTATATGTCATTAAAAACATCTGTATAAGTGTTAGGGTCTAATCTTCTATAACATTCTATTACTAACCATTCATCTTCTTCTAAATCATTTTTCCAATCCATATCAACATAAAGTCTATTGTCGTGTTGATTAAATCTTATAGGTTTTTCACCAACAAGTATATGATCTAAAAAATCTAAATGTCTTAATACAACATCATAGTTAACCATTGAAGTTGAAGAAAAATCATATAGATCGTTTAATCTCATTTGATACCTAACATCAAATAGATTCATAGTACCTTTATTTGAGAATGGAAATATATTAATTACAGATAAAACGGTTTCGGGAACTACTAGATAATTCTTATCTTCGTACCAAGTTGTTGAAACACTTGAATCTTCTAAATCTGTTTTTGTTTCACTTTGCTGATTTAAACCTGACAAACGAGTTTTGTCAGCAGTAGTTAATTTGTATTTTAGATATGTTCTTCTAATACCGTCAGAATGAAATTGCTGAAAGTATTGTACTGCTTCGTCTATTCTATCTTCTAATTGGTCATCATCAACATTTATTTCAATCACTGGTTTACCCAATGCTCTTAATGAATATTGCTTTAATGTTTCTCGTGTAGCTGGTACTGCCATAAAAATCCTCTTTAGTTACTACTATTTATAAGAATTATTTAATGGTAGGAAAGAGATTATCAGCACAAAACAACTTTATATCTTCTTCAGGCAATCCTAGTGATTGCATTGTTTTTGGCGTATGTGGATTTTTTTGTTGATTTTCGCAATAGAAATTTTGTGATCTTATAACATCTTCTCTACTAGAATCACTATTATAATGACCTATTTTATCAATATATGCGTTTAAATTTGATACTGCCATTGTACATATTTGATTTAACTCTCTCTCTTCCTGTACATTCCCAGCGGCAATCATACCTTCACTAAAGATTGCTTTTGCCCAATCAGGTAACTCCCTTACCTTTGACGGTTTATACCATTTATTTTCTTCTATAAACCATCTTGTTAATGGGTGTTCTTTCTTTAGTAGTGGTGAAAAGTCGTGGAATGCTCCTGTAATTTTTTTCTTACCTGCAATAATATCAAAACCGTAAATAGGTCCACCGTTTTCTAACATTGGAAACAAACAGATATGTGCCATCCAAAGATTTTTAGTTTCTCTGGCGTCAACAACATCTATGTGTGCTCGTCTAATACTCATATTAGACCAAGTACGGTTTATCCAACCAGGTTGATTAAATCTATCCATACCTGGTTCATTATATTCAGTTAAATGTTTATCAAAAATTTCTATAATTTCTTTTTCTAATTTGATTAATCTTTCCCAAATCATTAATCTTTGCCTTCAATACTTGTTCCTTTGAAAGGATCATTTTCTGTATCTCTATTATTTCCATCAAATACTTCATCTGTTAATACTAAAGGTTTACCGATTTCGTTCATTTCTTTGAATAGATTTGTAGCAGATTCAAAACAAAAAGTTGCTTCAGCTAAAACATTTATTTGATAAGTGTTTAAATAATCGTTTATGATTTCTTTAATTATTCTTTTATACTCTTGTCCTTTACCTAAAAAATCATAATAACGCTTTACAGGTACTTTTTTAGAAATCATTTGACCACCAGATAAATCACCCATATGTCTTACATAGATATGAGCATATAATTTTTCTGGATCGTCTTGTATAGTTTCTATATGTTCTATGTATTTTTTTGTACTAGCAGTTAGTTGAGGTGGGCTTGAAAGATCAGGCCATAATTTTTCGTAATCTTTATGGATGTTTTCTGCTCGTTGTAAACCAGGTGTTTGTCTAAACAAGTCATTGTGCATTCCATACTTCTCTAGTACAGAATAGCATTGTAATTGATTATACAAGTATATAGCGTACAATTCAGGACGAATCGTACCACTCATTAGAGTTTTTACAAACTCTTGTCGTTCAGCGTTTTTATGAATCTCTTTAGTAAGCTCTTTAATGTCATATGCCATAATATAAACCAGTAATGTAAAAGTTAATTAACTTATACTATTATGCGTCAGCAGCGTCTAAATCTACCTGTGCTTGTTTAGCAGCAGCCAATTCAGCAGCAACAGCATCGTCAATTTCTTTTAATTTTTTAGTCTGAGCAGTTGCCTCATCATCGCCATCAAATTTAACATCAACAGAATTTGTAGAAAAATTGTATTTCATTCTCCACGATTCTGTATTATCAGGAGCATTCGTAGCCTTTACTGCAACACCTTTTGCTACTGCGTCATCGCCAGTATTAGTTTTGTCAGTAAATGGTTCACCTGTTCCTACTTTGAAATAATATGTTGCCATTGTTTTTTTTCTCCTAATTAATTGTTATTATGCGTCCGTACCAGAGTGACCTTTACCACCGTACATACTATCCGTATTACCGTAGTTACCCCACCAGTCAATTTGACAAATTGCAGGATAACAAGTAGTATGCGAACCACCGTGTAGTCCTGTTCTTGCCTGGTTTAAACCGTGATTACCAGTTTTGTTAGTAACCGATTCACTATAAGAAGTGTTATCATCTCTAATAACATCATTGTTATCTGTACCACCGTAATAAACTTCAGTATTTTGTGTGTGATCTGAATCTGTTGGATCAAATGCCCAAGCATATGTTCTCCATTGTTCAGAGTCAGTATTGTCTGACCATCCACCGTGGAAACCTGTTCGTCCCCAAGCCACATAAGGGTTTGATCTATCTGATTTAGTTTGATTAACACTTATGAATTTTCTTGGATTTTCAATACTCATACAGAAAGCATTAATACCACAACCGTAGTAGTAATATGGTGAATAAATCATTCCCCAAGTTCCGTCCCAAGTTGTATTGTATTTTGTGTAATATCCTGGTCCTTGATCTGCACCGTAAGATGTAGTTGTTGATCCAGAAAAATCTTGCCAACTATCAAATATTCTAGCAGCACCAGTTGTTCCTAAAGAAGTACCGTTAGTACAATTGAAAGCAGCGTATCTCATTGAGTTACTGTTTTTATGTCCAAAACCAACCCACTTGTTATTACCAACACAAACAGTCATATCTCTATTGTTTTGAGTTGTCCAAGTGTCAGTAAAGTATTCTGTTGAAGTTAAGTTATCAAAGTAATCTTTAATTCTAGTTACGTGGTTTAAACATTTACTTGATTCAAAAATGTGAATTGTTTTAGCAGTTGAAGAACCTTCGTTTTGTGAGTGAACCATAACAAGCATTTTGTTTTTCTCGTTATAACCAGTTCCACAAGCGTAAGTATCTGTATTGTCTAATTTGTGAGAAGTATAATCGTAATGGTCAAAAGCAGCACAAGAGTTGTTTCCAACATTCATTTCTCTTAATGAGTTTCTTCTATTACAGAACATTCTTCTAGGTCTACAACCTTCAGGAAGATTGTGATTGATTTTTGTCCAACCGTTATCCCATTCAAATTGTGTAGTATAACTATGGAAACTTTGCCAAGTTATAAAACCATCTTTAGATGATGTGTAATATTGAGCGTGAGGATATTGGTCACATTGATTCATTGATTTCCAATATTTTTGCCAGTCGTCATAAGTTTGTGATGAAAAGTTATCGTGTCCAATTGAAGTACCAAAATCGTCTTTAGAGTATGCAAAAGAAGCATCCCCTAATATACCGAAACGATAGTTAGTTGTTGAGTTACATACTGCACCCCAAGGTGATCCTACGCATTTAAAACCAGAATCAAAGATTCTGTATGTCATATGATCGTTTTGGTCTCCAGAAGTTCCGAATAAACCGAATAGTGGCAAGCCTTCTTTTCTGTGGTCTATTGCACCAGCAGAACCGCCACCAAGTAAATTTGATAAAGTTGCCATTTTTTATATTCCTCTAAATTTCTTTGTTATATTTATATTTTTAGATACTTCCATTATTATACAAGTACCCAACCAATGTAAGATGAAGTTACATCTGGAGTTGTTTTATATGTTAATCTTAATGTTGCATAGTTTGAATCACAAATCAAATCCGTAGCTTCTCCTGCGATATTTTGACCGTTTCCTGCAACAGTTAAGTTAGCTGAGTTAAATTGTCCATAACCATCAGCAATTAGTACATAATCATTATCATTTGGGTTAGCAGGTAAAGTTATTGTAAATGCGCCAACTTCTCCTGTATTACAAATGTAAGCACCACCTGAAACAGCAGTGAAAGCTGAATTTCTATAATCCCAAGTTATACCTTGAGCGTCTGCCCATTCTGGATCAGCAGCATTACCTTTAGATACTAATACTTGCCCACTTGAACCAGCTGCAAGTCTTTGAACACCAGTTGAATCTCTAAATAAGAAATCTCCGTGTGTAGTTAATTGAGTTACATCATCACCTTTTTTAGCGATTTTTGACCAGTAAGTTGCACTTGAAGTAGCATTACCAGTTGAAGCTAAAATACAGATGAATGATTCACCATCAAAAGTTACAATGTCGTCAACTACATAAGCAGTTCCAGCGTTGTAAGCCCCTTGGAATACTGGTTTAATTCTTCCTAAATTTATTGTTGCCATAATTCTATGTTTCCTTATTTCTATTTATATTTATAATCGTTTATATCTCAATTATAAAAAATTTTAATTTAATTCTACTTTTAAGTCTCCGTTATCAACACTAAAAGTCAGACCAGCCCTCATAAAGAAACTATTATTGAAGATATCCTCTTGTTCTTTAGTTTCAAAACGAGTTTCTATGTTGTCCTGACCGTCAGTTTTTGTTAATTGTAATTCACCTTTCCATTCTGGAGTGTAGATTTGTCCACCAGTATCAGTAAATTTAGATTCGTAGTAAAACAACTCAGCAACTGCACTACCTGGAATTAAACTAACTCCTTTTCTAGGTACTTCAATAGTAACCGTTGCGCCTACATTACCTATTGTACCTGAAGTGGTTACATTTGTTGTATATTCAGAACCACTATTTCTAGTTCCACCACTTGTAGTAGAGAATTTAAGGTCTGATTCTTTTAAGTTAGAGTCAGATACATCAAAAACATATGTAAATCCTTCATACATTTTTATTGTATTTCTACCTCTAACTTCGTGTGTGATTGGTTGTTCATCATCACCACCATCAATTACTAAAGTTCCACCAGTACCGATTACGAACATTTTAGTTCCATCGTTATTAAATGACATTCCTTTAGCTTGAATATTGTTTGTTCTCATTGCTGTTTCTGAAGTTACTGCTTGAGTAGTTGAAATATCAAAACCAGTTACTAATGGATATTGAGCAACTTTATTACCGCCTGAACCAATTACATATAATTTATCACCATCATTATCAAAAGCAATTGCTTTTGGACTTAAATCTTCGGAACCTGTTCCATAAGAGTCAACAAATGAAGCAGTAGATAAATCATAAGCAGTTGTTAAAAGATATTCGTTTACATCATTACCATCATCTCCAACAACAAATAATAATTCTCCTGGGTTAACTGCACCTCTAGCAACATCATTGAAATATAAATCTCTCATATTAGCATCCTGAGCAGATACATCTAAACTTTGTGAATAAGTTGCTGTTGCAATATCATATGCTGTACTTACAGCATATTCATTAATTTTTCCACCAGTAATACTTTGTTCAACATTACCACCGTTTTCAATGATGTACATTTTAGTACCGTCATTGTTAAATGTAATTGCAACTGGAGTTAAACCTTTTAATCCAATTAATAATTCTTTTACAAAAGATAAAGTAGTTACATCATATGCTGATGATAAAGCATATTGCATAATTCTTGCGTGGTGACTATCAACAACATATGCCTTTGTTCCATCATTGTTAAAACACATACCTTCTAGTGTAGATAATCCTTTTTGTGATTTAGTATGTCCACTTCTATTATATTGGTTAAAGTAACCATCAGTTTGAGTTTCAGCACCTGTTAAATTTACTAAAGAAGTTGCATTTGTAAAAGTAATAGTTGAAGCGTCATAAGCAGGTGACATAGCAAACTCATAAAGATGTTGATTACTTTCTTTGCCTGTTATAGATTTAGTTACAGTTTTTTTAATCTCTTGGCTACCTATACCTGTAAGATTAAAACCGTAAAAGTCGTCTTTTTCTTTTCCTGTTACCGTGAATTGTGTTAATGTACTCATATCTTTATTTATATCCCTTAAGCAACCTCTAATAATTTCCAACCATTAATTGCACCAGTATATACTAGTGTAAAGGCAGCGTGATTTGTTGTAGCACTCATATTTTCAGCAAGGTTCATAATCTCTTGTCCGTTTCTATCAACGGTTAAATTGTTTGTTTGGAAAGTTCCATTTAAATCTAAAAATGTAACTGCGTCTCCAGTTAATGGACTACCAGGTAATTGTATTGTACAAGGAGCGGCAGAAGTATTAACTAAAAATCTTTGATTACTTTCTGCAACCGTTATCGTTGAACCATCACCAACAATAGTTACATATGGTGTACCACCACCTAAACCTGTCCAAGAAGATCCGTTATAACCTTCCCAAGCAACTAGAGATGTATTGTATCTTATAGAACCTGTGTATAATGCACCACCGATTGGTCTTTGAGATGTTGTTCCTGTTGGTGGAACCCAAGCCCCACTTCCAGATTTATCTCTTGTCATATATCCTAAAATAGCGTTTTCAGTAGGTACGGCATTGTTTGAATTACCACCTAATGTTTCGTCTGTACTAAATTCGTTAATAGCAGCACCTAATTCTGCACCGATAGAACCAAGTTTTAATTCACTTAATCCTGAAAGGTTAAAGGCGTCTGCGTTAAGAGTAGCAGATCCAGTTGCCTGTTCAATTTTAAATAAATCTCCAACTCTAAAGTCCCCTTGTTGGTCGGTTGATACCCAATATACTCTACCACCATCTTCTTCAGTTACCTCATCATCTTGGTCAGCAAGTTGTGTAGGTGTTCCTGGATAATTTGTAGTAATAAAATCACCAGTACCGATATTTAAGAAATCGTGGCCTGTTAAACGAATGTTTGAATAACCTGTTGTAATATTTGAAGATAAACTTTCATCTTTTGCTTTTAAAGTTATAATGTCATCTGTTAATCTGACTACAGCAGTTCCAGCAGTTGTATTTTCTTCAGAAACTAACCCAACTCTATAATATTTTGTATCTCCTGAAATTCTAATATTTGCAGCCAATTTAATAATTCCTGTTGCATTTAAAGTAGTTGTACCTGATTTAACTGCAAGTAATGGTCCTCTTTGACCTTGTTGAGCAGGTGTTCCAAAACTACTATCTAGTGTAACCTGGAATGTAGTTGTATCTTCTTTTGTAACTGTAATAGTTTCAGCGTTTTGGAAACTACCTGTAATATTTTCTATATGTAAGTATTGTAAAGATGTGTTAAATCTAAACAATGTAGCAGTTGCACCTGAAGTATCGCCTAATATTGTAGCAGTACCCGAACCTTGTGTAGAAATACTATTTTCTAAATCTGAAACCGTTGCACCACCTATGAAAGCAGCAGCATTGTATTTCAACATTAAACCTCTAGTTTGAATATTTACTGGTGTTTCGTCTTCGTCTGTACCGTTTGCAACACAAGCCTTCTCTCCGTATGCGTGTGAGCAGTTTAGACCTCTAATAAATCCACCTGATTCACATAAAATAGCCTTCTCACAATAATAAATGAATACTGATACTGCCTCAACACGACCATTTCCTAATATATGAATACCCATACCATCACTATTGATTTGAGTAAAGTCATTACCTAACATTGATTTGTAAGATGATGTGTGAGTTTTCTTGTGTAAGTTACCATCAACTTGAATACCACAAGCACCAGAATTAAGTGAAGTACAGTTTTGAATATATGGAGAAGCAGTTTTAATATTACCACCTGGATCTAGTGTCATAACACCAGCCATTTCAATACCTTTAGGTAATGTAAACTCTCCGACATCTGTTACATTAAATCTTGCTCTTCCTAATGTGATGTAATCGTTTGTTGTTAATCCGTGGTTTGTACTTGTATTAACCGTTAATTCTCCAGTTGCGAAAGCAAATGATATACTAGCAACACCAACATTTGTACTTTCAGCACCTTCAACAATAACATTTCCACCTTTAACATAAGTATGATCGTATTCTGAAATAGTAGTTGGTACCGTAAATGAATTGGCACTTGTTACCGTAGCTTTGTATAATCCACCAGCACGTTTTGTACCAGTTAATCCTGAAAATGTAAAGTTTCTTAAATTGTTTGCGTTATTTAATAAGAACATATTACAAGCGTTGTTATCTTCTAATGATCCTACCGTTAATGTTAAGTTAGAACCTGCACCAATATCGGCACCTTTAATTGTGATAACATCACCAACACCAAATCCTGAACCACCGTTCCAAGTAATAACTTCTACTGCTTCACCACCATCTATTAATACATTAAATACAGCGTCATTACCAACTTTTGGATATGTTTTTTCTCCTTCTGTACAACTATAATGTAAACCTGATAGTTTAATAACATCACCAGCAGATAATCCGTGGTTAGTTGTAGTTGTAAGTGTTATAACACCTGTCGCATTATCGTAAGGAGCGTTAGATATTACTAATTCACCATAAGCAGCGTTTGTAACTAATCCACCTCTTTTATAGATGTGTTCTTTTCCTGTAGTTCCTACATTGATTGTAAAATTTGTTGAGTCTGGAGTTGATACAACGGAATAAGATTTTTCAATTTTACTAGGGTGTACATATTTGTATTCGCCATCAGTTGCACTATTAACATTATTTGTCATCTTAATAGTTTTAATTTGTGTACCTGAACCACTTGCTGGAGCAATTCGGCAATTTCTTAAAGACTCTCCAATAAGTGATACTCTAGGTCTAACTCTCATAGGTAATACTTCTTTGTATTCACCGTTTGCAATTTTAATTACATCACTTGCGATAGATTTAACATCCATTGTTAATGTAGTAGCACCACCAATATCAGCACCGTTTATTCTTAATTTATCTCCAACATTGTGATGAGCAGTTCCGTTAGTTACCGATAATACAGGTGAAGCGCCAATTGTGTCAACTCTAAAGTAAGAATCTTCACCAGTTTCAGGATAAGTTTTTGGACCAATAGCGCAAGTGTAATCTAAACCTCTTAATCTTATAGTATCACTAATAGATAATCCGTGAGCACCTGAAGTTGTGATTGTAACTACACCTGTTGAATTATTGTAAGGTCCGTTTGTAACCGTTAATGTTGAATCATCTTGTTTTAAAACTTCACCACCACTAACATAAGTGTGAGTGTAAGTTGATGTTCCTAATGATATTTCAAAACTTGTAGTAGTTGGAACTCCTGATACCGTTAATTCTTTGTATGCAATTGCTCTTATATTATTGTAAACATTGGAAGTACCACCAGTACCACCGTTAACATTTTCTACTTCAGTAATTGAAGCCTCTTTTGCATAACTGCAAGCAGTGTTAACTGATCTGTAAGGTAATGCTTCTGTTCCTGGGTTAGTATCATCTCCTGTAGGAGCAACATATACAATATTTTTACCAGAAATATCTGACCATTTAACATCTAGTCCATCACTTGCTAAAACTGAACCTGCCATACCAATAGGTAACCTAGATACACCACCTGAACTTTCAAATAAAATATCACCACGAGTAGTTAATACAGCAGCAGTATCTCCTTGAGCAAGAATTGTCCAAACAGTTGCGTCTGAACCAGGTACAACATTTGTTTGTTGGTCTTTTAATTGTACATATGAGTTTGCAGTATATCTAACTACATCACCTATATTGTATGCTGTAGCAGCGTCATAAGTACCTCTCCAGTTAAATCCACCAACTACTTGTTTCCAATAAGTTGCGTTAACTGTACCATCTGATTGAGCAGGTCTTTGATTAGTTGAATCTAAAATACAGACATAAGAATTACCACCATACTGAACCGTATCTCCAGTTTTGTATGTTGTTCCGTGTACATAAACACCTTCGGCATTAAATCCAGTTGTAACTACATCCCAATATGTATTGTCAGCAGGAGTTTGTCCTGCAGCTTCTTCAGCATTAATATACACATAAGAATATCCACCGTGAGTTACGACATCACCTTTTGAGTAAACCGTACCTGCGTTGTATGAATCTTCAAATTGTAAACCTTCTGAATAGATTGAGAAATTTGCCTGAGCAAAATCATCAGCAGTTGCACCTGAAGTGTGAGCAGTTGTACATCTATATTGGTAAGAACCAAATTTAACAACATCATCTAATCTGTAATAAGTTGTTGCAGCCCAATCATCTAAAAATGCTACACCTTCACTATAAAGTGAAAAGTTTGCTAAATCTATATTAATATCTCCACCAGCAGCTGATGTGTGTTCAGTTGTGACTCTGTATGTTCTTCCCCCATATTTAACTAGGTCGTTTAATCTGTATTGAGTTGAAGAATTGTAATCACCTCTAAAAGTGATACCGTCTGAATATTGTTCAAAGTTTGATTGATCTAAAACTGCACTTGAAGATGTGTGAGCAGTTGTAACTCGGTATTGTTTACCACCATAAGATACTAGGTCGTTTAACTTGTACCAAGTTGAATTTGCATAGGCACCTTTAAAGTAAAGTGATTCACCGTGTAGTTGCCAGTTTGTTGTGTATGTTGCAGGAGTTGTGTAAAAGATATTTTCATTGTTTGGTGAAGTATGGTTTGCTATACAAACATATGAATTACCACCGTACTTAACTATGTCATCTATAACATAGCCTGTACTAGTTGCCCAATCACCTCTCCATTTAAATTTAAGTCGTCCTAGTTTAAAATCTGCCATTTGTT